GGAAAAACAGCTACAAGATTATGTTTCTGTTGAACGAGAAGGTCGTTCTACACAATACCACAATATGACTGATAGCAACCATGACGACTTAATAAGCGCTTTATATTCTGTTTTGCAGGTTTTCAATCTCCCCAAATTGTTATACCAGGCAAATTCCGTATGGCAGGCGTTGTAAGAAAAAGATAATTACGATATTTTAAGCAGTAAAAAGCTGCTTTTAATATACCAAGGGCAGCATAAATAACGGGGTTTGTATAGGGAACGGCTTGCCTCCGGCCTTCCTTCCTTAGTGTGCTGCCCTACCCCACTATTTATAATTTGGGAGGCATTAATAATATAACGGGAGGCGATTATATTTGACAAATCTTAAAGTAAGTCTGGAAAAACAAATTGAAATGCTCGAAAAGGTGCAAGAACAGGCTCAAAAAGATGGTAACATGCAAAAAGTACAAGAAATTGCACACACCATTATAACTCTAGCAAATATGATTAATAGCATGAAGTGAGATAAATCGGAGGCGGTAAAGGTGAAAATAAATCTCGATAAAAATTTATTAACACTTACAGGGGAACCAATGCCGGATAAATTAAGTGATTTATTGGCAAATGTTTTAGCCTTATCAACAGTAGGTAAACCTGCCAAAATGATAACTTGGGCTGTTAACCTTACTAACAACGGCGAGATTGAAGTTGATAAATCTGAAGTTAAATTTCTTAAGGAAGTTATTGAAAACAGTCCTAATATTATTAACCTTGCAAAAGCACAGTTGCTTGAAGAAATAGAGAAACAAGAAGAATGAAGGTGATGCGTATGGGAGTATTTAAAAATATATTTGCAAAATCAAGAGATGCGCCTAAAAACATACCAACAGGACGAAGAACTGCAATAAATAATGGATATGACACAAACTTATCGCCATATAGGTCAAGAACTGCTGATACTCTTAAAACACTACGCAGAATACCCGATGAAGCTTCAGCTATTGAATTTTTAAAATGTGTAAATCCAGATGTTTCAATGGCTGTATGGAATTTTGTGAGGCTTGCTAATCAAGGAAATGAAATGCACTTTTATACTACTGACAGAAGCAAGCAAAGAATATCTGCTATAGAAGATGAATGGCGTGAGTTTGCGGCACGAGTAAATGAAATCAGTAATTCAGGGCTTGATGGACTGATAGACCAGTTCCATTATAGCTCTTTTTTATTGGGTGCAATGGGTTGCGAGGTTGAAGTTACAGAGGATAGAAAAGATATTTACGATGTTTACCCTGTAAAACCTCAAACGATAGAATGGGAACTAAAAGAAGTTAATGGAAGAAAAACTTGGGTTCCGTACCAATATAACGGCTTAAAAAAAGTTTATCTTGATAAATCAAATGCAAACTTCTTTTGGGTTCCGGCTGATCCAGACATCGGCGATCCACGAGGTACATTAACATTATCCCCTGTTTTGCAAGCAGTTGACTTTCAAATGCAAATACTTCAAGATTTGCAAGCTGTACTTCATCACCAGGGCTATCCTAAGAACGATGTTTCTATAAGCCTTGAAAAAATGATAGCCTTATGTCCTCCAAATATAAGAAATAACCCTGTAGAGTTAGATAAATGGCTTGGTGAGCAATATGATAATATAATACACATGCTTGAAAATATGCCTCCTGACGGTGATTATGTGCATTATGATGATATGACCGTCACTATGAACCAAGGCGCAAATTCTTCAAGAGGGCTTGATGTAAGGGCTATAAATGAACTTGTTGACGTTCAGACACTTTCCGGATTAAAGCAGATGGCTATTTTTATGAACAGAAATCAAGGTGTTACGGAAAGTTGGGGTACAGTACAATTCCGTATTTTCTGTTCAGGAATAGCATCATGTCAACGAGGAAGTAAAAGGCTTGTAGAAGAAATTGCTCGACTATGGCTTAGAGTTAAAGGTATTCAGGCTGTACCTGTGTTTAAGCATAATACTATTGATTGGAATTCTGAAGAACAGAGAATGACAGTTAATCTGCTTAAACAAGAATTCTATGCCATAGCGCAATTAATGGGTTGGATTGATAAAGATATGGCCGCACAAGAGGTAATGAAGGTTGAAAAAGCTGCTGGCAAGCCAATAGACAATGTAAGGGTTACATTTTCATCAGGGGGTGATGGAGTTGATAATAACAAACATACGAGGCAAAATATTTCCTTTGGAGAAAAAGAAAGTCTTGAAGAATGATTTGCATGAATGTTCTGATTGCAAAAGCTGTATTTGCAAAGATATATGTAAAAAATATGGCGAAGGAAATTTTCACAAGAAAGAAGGTGATTAACGGTGCCAAAATTCGGTGTGCCAACAGAAGAACAGTTGGCTAAAATAAATAAACTTGCTAAAAGAACCTTGTCTGCTGACGAGGTTTTTGTGTTTTCTGGTAAATCTGCTGGCGATTTAATGATTCCAGGTAGATATATAAAATTAAGCCCTGAATTGCTTAAAGTAATGGTTGATGATGCAAAGAAAGGTGTATCATTTATGCTAAACCATAATTGGAGTAATTGGGGTGGTATTCAAGCCGTTCCTGTAGGTAAAGTATTTGACGGTAGACTTGAAAATAGCAATGCCGAAGGTGAAACTGTTTCAATGTACCTTGACAAGTACATAGTTAGAGATGATGAAATAGTTGACGGTTTTTCGGCAAATTCACTTATCAAAAAAATTGAAACTGGTGTATTGTCTGATACTTCTATCGGTTGGGGAACTGATACAATGATATGCTCTATTTGTGCAAAAAATTATTATAGTAGCGAATGTAGACATTTCAGGGGCATTAAATATGAAATGGGCGATGGTACTCAAAAGGTATGTACCGTAACAGCAATGCCTCCTTCGGTAATTATTCCATACAATAATAATGCTCTTTTTGAGGAAAGCATTGTATGGGATGGTGCTTATCCTGGAGCTATGGTTACTCAATCTAAACATGGAGACATAATAGAAACACCAAACGGTAATTTCACTATAATTCAGGACAAAGAGGAATTACCGGAAGGTACATTGTTCCATGGTTATTACCATAATGGCGATATTGTAACCATGGTTAAAAAGTCAGATCGTAAAACTGTTTATGCTGTTGGTGGTATTGTACCATCGGTTGCACAAATAACCGCAGATACAGAAAGAGAAACAGGAAATGCTTTTAAATCACTATTAAATATTAAAAAGGGTGGTGAAAGTAAAATGAATGAAAATGTTTTAAAAATGTTAATGTCATTTGGCTTTACAAAAGAAGAAGCCGAAAACCTTAACACTAAAGAAACAAGCGCAGTATTAGAAGCAATAAGTGAAAAGTGTGAAACTGTAACTCCATTAATTATAAAAGATGCAGAACCTTTAAATGTTTATATGACACAAGAACAAGTCAAAAAGGCATTAGGCGCAGACTTAAAGGCTGACGAGGTATTAAACCTTGCAAAAGAAGGGCAAGAATACCGCAAACAGCTAATTGATGATGCTATAACAATGGGTGTTCGGGCGCAAGGTAATGACTTTCCTGCTGAAACATGGAAGAATACCTTTGCTACCATGAGTACAAAGGCAATTAAAGACATTATGAAAACATTTGAAGCACAAGCAAAGAGCGAAATTCCAGCAGGAAGAAAAACTGATCCAGAAGCAGGATTTAACAAACAAGCTTCATTACCTGATGAAGCATTTATGGTTTAAAAGTAAAAAGTAAATTAAATAAACCGCATAAATGGCGGTTATTTTTATTAAAAAAATTCGGAAAGGAAGTGTTGTATATGCCGAGAGGCGGAATTTCATTTGAAGGTATAGGTTTTCAAGGTGCTACATTTAAAGCCGGTAATAAAATTAAAGATTTAGTTGCTGCTAATGGCAGAGATTCAGTAGTAGACTTACCAGTAGTTATAAGTGAAGCAGGAACCGTTGATTTAGGAAATGATGGTGACACTGTTTTCGGTTTTATTGATGCTTACGAAAATGACGGATATTGCACTGTCCAATTCAGAGGCTTCAGGACAGATGTTCCGATTAGCGATACTGCTCCTACAGTTGGCAAAATTGCCGCAGTAGACGATACTGGAAAAATTAAAGATAGTGCTGAAACTGCAAAATTACGTGCGCCTATTATTATTGAGGTTGATGAAACAGAAGGCGTTGCAACTGTATTCTTAGGTTAATTTTATCAACCATATTGTAGGTTAATTTTGAAAGGAGAGATTGCGATATGCCAAAAATTACATTATCTGCATTAAATAGTGACCTTTACAGAGAGGCACATTCAAAAGAAATGACACTTTCTATGTATCTGGAAAGTCTTGACCCAACTCCCGAAGGTGGAAAATTAGATGCATTTGAACG